GGTGTCATGTAGATAATGATATTACAACGGCGCTCTAAACCCATTTTTGGGTGAATTGAATAGTCTTTGTGCATATTCAATTTGCCGCCTTTGCCGTGCATATGCCAACCACCTCCGTGCATACCATAATCGGCAACGAGATTGGAGATGCCAGTTATCTTTCTAATCTTCTCTACGAACTCTGGCGTGTTCATCATTGAGAAAACTTGATCGGTAGTCTTTGGAAACAAATCCCAATGTGGTGTCAGCTTCTTCTTCTCAATTGGATTATTATAAACCGACCAGATGTTTGGGTCATTATAATCAGGGAATTCTGCCGATAATTTCAAGGCAGTTTCTTCATCAAAGAAGTTATCAATTACTACATGGTGAAATGGTTTGCCTTCATTCCACTCTTTGTTTAGTTTTTCGTAATCAAAATCGTTTATCATTTTGGAAATTTCTTTACAGTTATATGTCGGTTCAAAATGTTATGAACGGAGAATAATCTCTCCATTACAAATGAAAAGTTTGGTATCACATGACCGTTATACATTCTACCATCCACATATATGTATTTGTGTAATTCTTCATCTTCATCACAATACTTTAGACATAGGTCAAAAAAGTCCAATATACTTGTCCAAAATTTACTATTTCCTATGTAATAGTTACAAGTACCAAAATCTTCTGGTTGATATTTGAATTGTTCAGCAGGTTCGTTTATTCCAATCTTTGGAAATAACTTGTTAGCAAACTTCAACATACCTGAATGCCATATATCTCCTTGCACCCATAGGTTTGGAAATTGTCCTGCTAAGTGTGAGAATGGGTCAAAATGATAACAGTCATAACCAGGATTGGCAAGAACCCAATCTTTGAATTCGTGTGCTGACAATCCAGTTTTTTCATGCCAACGCCATGACATTAGACCCCAATGAGCATCCGATTCTTTGTGTTGTTCATACAGTTTTTTCCACATTGGATATTCACGCAAATGTGGTGCTTCGTTTACTGTATTGTCGTATGGTATAAAGTTTGGGTCTAATTTTGGCAACTGTGCCGTATCATAATATGCTTGATAGATTTGAAGATTCATCGCACCATATCTTCAATGATTGCTCGCATATCATGTTTAGGATGATATCCTAACTCTCTAAGTTTATCGTTTTTCATCCACATACTACGAACTTGAACTGTCTTATGAAATTGTGGTATATCAATGTTATTCAATTTACCATCACCACCAATAATCTCTTTGGCATACTCAATCATATCTTTGAACAACATCGGTTGGCCATTGCCAACATTATAGATGGCATTCAATTCACCTTTTTGAACAATCAACATAATTGCTGATGCTACATCATCAACATGAATATAATCACGGTATAAGTTTCCACCCTCATACACATTTACATCACGACCAAGTTTCAATTCGTTTATCATGTGTTGTAAAGCATTTTTCTGTAAAGATGCCTTTGTATCACCATGACCCGCAACATTGGCTAATCGCAATATTCTGTATTTGATATTGAAAGTTTCACAATATGAAATCAACAATTGTTCAGCACATCGTTTAGTGATAGAATAGAAACCAGTTGGATAACAATTGGATGTTTCTGTGGCTGGCATTTCTGTATCACCATAAACAAACCAAGAACTAATGAAATTGAATGTAAGATTTTTATCTCTACATTGTTCTAATACTTTCATCAATGTCAATAGATTTGTTTCAATATCAATATAAGGATTGGTTTTGACATTGTAATTCGTTACAGTAGATATCATGTAAACTATTTCATCTACATCATCCGCTACTGTGTAATCTTCACGCTCATTTACTCTACAAAAAATTTCACTTGTAAAGAAAGCCTTGTTTGCAAAAACTGAGCCTACGAATCCTTTGCCACCAAATAATTGAATCTTCATAGTGCCTGTTTTAGTTTTTCAATTTCATCTGCTGATAGAAACAAATCAAAAGAACTTGTGTCAACAACTTTTCCTTCTTTTAGAAATTCTCTACGGAATACAACTTGATATGTATTCTGCGGTTTTCTTTGTCGGTTGACTTCAACAACCAACTGATAATTATCACCCGTGGCTACTAACATTTTTCAATACTCCTTCAATATAATCAAATACTTTATCATTCCAAAATGGAGGGCATCCCAATAAAAATACATGAGATAGTGCTTTGTTTGCTAATGGATACTTAGATGAATCATCCAAGTGTTTGAAACCTGGATGCAACAAAATATTACCAGCAAAATAGTTTCTTGTTTGAATACGATTTGCTTCAAAGTGAGCAACAAGATTCTCTTTTTGTTCTTGTGTTTCACAAATAACTGGAACACCAAACCATGATGGGTCAGATTTTTCTAGTTTATCAGCAACACGAACATTCAAATACTTAGTCAATAGATTTTCTAATCTAACTTTATGCTCTCTGCGTTTAGCATCAATGTAGTCAACTTTTTTGAGTTGAGCCATACCAATTGCACCTTGTAAATCTAATGGCTTCAAATTGTAACCTGCATAGGCAAAAACATATTTGTGGTCAATAATACCATCATAGTTATCTAACCATCTATCAAATCGGTTGCCACAAGTTCCGTTACATAACATATTATTAGAACCAACACAATAACAATCACGACCCCACCAACTAAATGAGCGAACAACATCAATAAGTTTCTCATCATTTGAAGATACCATACCACCTTCACCTGTTGACATATGGTGTGCTGGGTAGAATGATGTTGACCAACAGTAATACATATCTGTCAACAACTTACCATCCCATTTTGTGCCTAATGAATCACAGTTATCACCAATCAATACAAGATTGTTGGCTATACATAAACCTTTGATTTTGTCCATGTCAGGTGGATTGGCAAGAACAGGTGATACAATGATTGCTCTAGTTCTTGTTGTTATCTTTTCTGCAATTTTATTTACATCAAAATTCAATGTATCAAATTCAATATCAACGAATACTGGTTTGAGGTTGTTCTGCATGAGTGGTGCAATTGTGGTTGGAAAACCAACAGGCGACACGATAACTTCATCACCATCTTCCCATTCCAAATGTTTCTTTACACCAGCAATCATTACTAAGTTTGCGGATGAACCAGAATTTACCATGTGAGATTTTTTCACATTGTATTTTTTTGAGAACTTCATTTGGAATTGTTCTACTTTTTCACCAGCAGGTAACCATTTACCTGTCAATAATGATTGTAGTGCAGCTTCAAGTTCTTCGTGGTCCCATAATTGACCAGAATACATCACAGGGTCTTTAGATGGGTCAAAGTTAGCATAGTCTTGCTGATACTTTGGTCTTGCTTCTTTTGCTAATTGTGTAATCAGGTTATCATTCATCAATATACTTCCACTTGTCCATTTCCTGCCAAAATTCCTTGGCAATATAAATTATCAAATTCAATTACTTTGCTTTTATCTATACTAGCAAAATGTGCGTGTTCCGTATCAATACTAAAATCACCAATCTTTTTGTATATTACTGGTAATGTAGCATAGTAATCATCAAACAAAGACATACAGAATGAATACATCCTGGTGATATACAGATGGTCAGCACCAGATGATTTCTGTTGTTGTTCTGGCATCCATGATGGTATTCTCTTTTTGAACACATACTTACCAAACAACTTATCATCACTATAAACATCAGGATTGAAACCATCAATCATATCTGTTCTGCCTGATAGTTTATGAATTCGTCTAATACTAGATAATATTTTACTCAAATGTTGATTATTTTTCAAGGTGAATAGTGTCTTATGTAGTAACATTACCTCAGCTTCAGACTTTCTTCCTTGTTGTGCAGCTGCCATCAAATCTTGGTCGCCAGTAAAAATCAAATTTACATTTGTATATTGTGATAAGACGGTAATCAAATCTGGTTCTAATTCTCTTACCGATGTTTCTGCCAAGACAATAAAAGCATTTGGTGCTTTTTCTCTTAGTGTTTTCAACCCTTGTATCGTTTGATTCAACCTATCTTCAGATTGAACCACACCAATACTGGTGTAAATTGCTGATGTTACAATGAATAAATCTCTATTTGGTATCATAAAAAGTCTTTCAAATTATCGGTATCTCTTTTGATGTTGATTGCTTCCGCTCTTGGAAATGGGTTAGCATTGTTATAATCATTGATTAGAATTCTGTGTGAATTGTTTAGACCCATGAGTAGTCTGCAACCAAAGAATCCTAATTTAGACAAAACCATTCTGGTTTGTGCTTCATGTGTTACACTTCTTGCAGTTGTGAATATGATTTGAGCACCATTCTTATACAACTCATGTAATCGTTTCACATTTTCTTCCAAGATAATTGGTTCATCATTATAGTTATTTTCACCATAACGACCTTGAGCCTTGATGATAGTGCCATCAATATCACAGAATATTACTGGTTTATTATTGAATTCAAACCAATCTTGTGCAGTTCCAACATCAACATAATTGCTAACGGGTTTCTCAAAGAAGATGTGGTTGTCCATCAATAATGATTGTATAACATGAGAAACAAAAACTTCTGGTATTTGTTGTGACAATGATTTGAATGTTTTGATAAATGAACGAGCAGTTTCAAACTTGTAGGCACCAACACAGAAAGTATCTGATACAACATTCTTCTCAATGATATTCGTTATAATACCTTGGTCGTTTGATATAACAAAACTCTTTGAAGATAACTTCTTCAATACTTCATGGTCAGCAATATTAGACACACAGATATAATTACCTGGTGAATATTCGTGGTCAAAAAAGTTATCACAATCTTTGATTAGAATTTCTTTATCATCATCAATTCCTGCAGCCTGAATGATTTGATATACTGTATCTGCTGGGCCCTTAGTTCTTTCGTTTAGAATTACAACATTGATGCCAGGAATTTCATTTGTGATATATTCATAGGCATTGAATTCTTCATCATGTTCACGGAGAATACCAATAGTAATATTGTATTTGCCAAGAAATGGTCTCAAGGCATTCTTCAACATCAAATCACCTTTGTAATCAAACAAAAGATATTTTGGTTTCATGCCAGGAAACCTAGTTGATAGACCAGCGGCAGGTACAATTATTTCCATAGTCGGTTGATTTCTTTGATTATAAATTTGTGTTCTAACGATTGCTTCGGTGCGTGTAAGTAAACTCTCAATAACATCAGTATTAGAAGATAATCGTTCTTCGCTAGAGGAAATGATTCCATTAGAGTTTTCTGTATATTCTCCAATTTCACATCTAGCATTAGATTGTCTTTTCTCAGAAACCATTTACATTCCAAATCTTGTCTTAGTTTAGCTAAGTCAAACACCCACGAATCATATTCAATCGTTACAGCATCAATCAGATAAAAATTATCATTGACACCATGAATAATATTTTCTAATGTCAAATCACCATGGTATACTGATTGAGGCAATACTTTAGGTAACTTTGCAATCAATTCATTCTTACTGAAAGGCAAATCAGTTGCAGAATCCACCCACTCCAACTTAGTATTATATACTTGCGTGTAATCTTTGTCAATAGATGAGCAGGCAAACTTATTGATAGTTTGGGTAATAAAAAAAGACAACAGTTCTGTTGTGTTTGTTCTCAGGTAGTTTTTCATGTCTAGGCCATGGATATATTCCATGTCTAGTATTTCACCACTCTTTTGATATATTTTGGGAACATTACATACAGTTTCTAGTGCAGTAAGTCTTTCGTAATTTCTTTCAACATTACCTATTTTTCTTATAAACAGGTGATTGTCATTTTGCATTAGAAAGACATTACTGCCTGAAAACCCATGTAATTCTTTTACGATTTTGTCCATTGGTCATAATCATCTCTAACTAGACTATGCCATGTGCCATTGTGTGGACCTGGTGGAAATGGATTATTCATATCCACATAGACTAGTTTTTCACCAATCAAACCATGTTGGTGTAGGTTTGCTTTCATCATTTCTTCACCAATCATTTGAACACCTTGGTCATAATAATGATTCAAATAAAGATATGTGGACATATATTGATTCATATTGTATGAAGAACTAAAAGCAAATTGGTCATTACCAAAATCTCTAGTTGGCACCATACGACAATTTGGAATGTATAACTTTGAATTGTCCATTTCTTCAAATGGTATTACAGTATTCAAAGCATAATCAAACCTTGAACGAATTACCCAATCATAAATCTTTTTAGTTTGGACTTCTTCAATCGTTTTCAATTCACAGGAACGATAGATTGAATAGTATGATGCTACTGTAAATCTCGGTGGCCATTTTGCTGGATTTGGTGTATTGGGATACATCTTGTCAAAATCTTCTTTTAGTGGAGTTTCCACTCTCACAGCAACAGGTTTATACAATTGACCAATTTCAGATAAGTGGTCATTTGTCCATGTGTGAATGTAAACATCCACATCATACTTGTCTAACAGATTTCTTTTGACATACTCGTAGGCTTTTCTAAACCCACGAGCTTGCCCAGCAATACACAATGCTATTTTCATTTTAGCCACTTATCGTTTTCTAATGTCCATTTGACCATATCATTGATACGACCACGCAAAGAAATCTTTGGTTTCCATCCTAGAGATGCCATATAATCGCCAGACAGAGCGTAGCGTAAATCGTGGCCTGGTCTGGATGAATGAAAATCAACCATTTCATACTTCAACTCCTTACCTTGTGCTTCAGCAATTAGTTTTGCCAATTCTAAATTATCAACTTCATCTGGTCCAACAATATTGAATTTTGGAATTCTTGCACCACCAAAGTCTGGAATAGGAGCAAACTCAACAGGTGAATTGAGAATGAACATCAAACCATCAGCAACATCTTTTGCATGGACATAGTGGCGAGAACCAGCTTTTGTTTTCTCTTTGTTAGCATGAATAGTGACAACTTCACCATCACGCACTTTACGAATTGCCATTGGAATAAACTTCTCAGGATGTTGGCGCTCACCAAACACATTCATTGTATGAGTGACGATGATTGGCATATTGTATGTGTTCTCAAACGCAACACACATTTCTTCACCTGCCGCCTTAGATGCTGAATATGGATTCGTAGCATTATAACGGTCACGCTCTTTATAGTCAACACCGATTGGTGCAGGTCCGAATACTTCATCTGTTGAGAAGTAAACAAACTTTTGTAAATTCTTTAGTGTGCGAGCATAGTTCAATAGATTGACTGTACCAATCACATTGTCTTGCACAAATTCCATTGGAAATTCAATTGAACGGTCAACATGAGAACCAGCTGCAAGGTGCAATACCAATTCAACATCACCAATTAGATTGGCAGTTTGTGGGTTGATTTCAGCACGCAAATCATGGAAAACAATCTCTACTCGTTTCTTTTCTTCTGGTGTATATTTCTTTAGAATATCATCCAAACGATTTAGATTGCCAGAGAAATCTAGTCGGTCAAGTGATACGATTGTCCAATCTGTTGTGTCAAGGATTGTTTCAATCAAATGGTGGGCGATAAAACCTGCACCGCCCGTAATCAATACTCTTTTAGTCATTATATTTTTCCTCTATTACTTTCTTCCATTCTGGTACTCTATCATATTGATGAACAATTGTAAAGTCTTTTCCTGTTGATGTTGCAACTTTGCCGTCTTTCATAATTGGAGATGGTTCAAGCAAGAATGGTCTGAATTGGTCAATCTTACTTGGGTCGGCAGTTGTGCCTAGTTGACAAGCCCAACCATCTTCCGATTTCATATAAACTGAAATAGATTTATATGGTTCTTGTGAAATCATAAAGTTGAATGTGGACTGGTCTACAATTGGAATAGGACGATTTACCGACATTACAAATATCATCGCACATAAAGCCTTCATCGCTTCACCACGACCTGCCAAAACACCTACATTGTATATTGTATTGTCTTTGAATCTCTCATAGAAATACGGACCAAATGTTTCTAATAAGTTTTGGTTACCCCATGGTTCATCTTTGTATTTCATTGATTCTGAAGCGAACATCAACTTTGAACCTGGCAATTCCAAGCCAAGAAATTTTGTTGGGTCTTGTTGAAAGATTACATCTTTGACATCGGTAGTAATAACAAACCGATAGTTGTCGTGTTCTTGTAGGTAGTTGTAGATATGAATAAATCTTTCTACATGGACAGGCAACGATGATTGATACTCGTATCGTTGTGCTAGTGTGTTATCTTTTCCAGGTAGAACAACCTGAAATTCGGCATCAGAAAGCCGTTGGATAGTTTCATAATCAATGTTGAAGGCAATCATAACTTTATCGCCTTTGAAACCTGATTTGTTGATTGAGTTTACCCAATACTTGAGTTTACTCCAATCATAATTGGTGGTACATCCTATAATCAAATCACGCATATTACATCCTAAAATCAAATTGTTATTTATTACTTATTCTTCATATACTCTCTAAACGAGGCAATTTTTCTAATCTTCTTTACTTCTTGCCCTGGAGTTGCATTTTGATATGTTCTTCTCAACTCATCTGTTCCCCATTGGCCTGCACCAGATTTTGGTAGTATATCAGGTTTTATCATATCAACCTCTAGTGAGATTCAAAATTTTCTGAATCTGTGCTTCTAAAATAGGTTTGCGATTTGGCCATTTGATGATTGGTTGTTCAGCTGTTTGTAACAACTTTGTGAGAAATGGAAGAATAATCTTTTCTACTTGTTGTAAACGCTCTTTGTATTCTTCAACTGTTTCTTCTTTTTCAGCAATAACGGAAGTATATTCTTCCTCATCTGTTGCCGTAAAACCAAAGTCATCATCTCCATATTCTTTGATGATTTCATTCAAGTCAAATTTGATATCTGCCATTTTATTTGTCCCAATTTTTAGCAGCATTGAAATTGGCATGAGCAAATTCTAATCTATCTACCAATTTTACTGCATTACCTTTTAGTCTATCTACAGCCACAAAACCTTCTGGTGCTGTGATTCTGAAACCATCATCAGTTCGGATGAATGTACCAATATCACGGATAGTTTCCAATTTACGAATGACCATGATTTTAGCATCAACAACTAAGTTCATCAGGTCAAATATCTTTTTGAGTTCTTGTGCATTACCACGATAGAATCTCATTAGTTCATTCTTTTCTGCAAGTTTTCTTTGTTTAGTTTTTTCTAATTTAGCTTCAAGAACACCTTGATTCAATTTACTTTCAATCGTTTTGACTAACTCGTTTGTATGTGTGGTCGTATTCTTTATCTTTTCACCAGCACGAATCTTTGAATTATTGAAAGTTTTTATTTGTGTCATAATAATTTCACTGGCAGCAATACGATTCAATGTCAATGGGTTGATTGACTGAAACAATCTACCTGCCTGTGAAAGTGTATATGTAATATCTTTAGTTTCTTCTTCAGTAAATGTTGCAGAACCAGAAGCATCAACAAAAGAAGCATCACGGAACCAAACATCTTTGGTTGTGGACAATTTACCAATATCAACATTGAAAGATGCTTTCATATCTTCAATTGTTCTTCCTGTGTATGTTGTGTGAAAAACTACACCAAGTTGAGCATCAAGCATACTTCTTGCTAATTTACTGTCCGCAGGAACAGCATACACAATTGTATTTGGTTGAAATGTGATATATGATTCACCATCAATAACTTGTTTATCAATATCACCTTTAGCAAACATCATATCGCCTTGTAATACACCTTTGATACCAAGTTTTGGTAGATAACGCAAAGCTACTTTGAGTTTTTCATTTAGACCAGGAGTTGGATGATTCTCATCAATATCATCATCAGTATAATTCAACTTAGCATTTTTATTGAATACACCTTTTGTACCAACAAAGAATTTACCATTCTCTGGATTGATACCTGCAAATATTGCTGGTGCACCATCCCACTTTGTTGTGATGTTGACTTGTGATGGTGAGTTTCCTGCTAACATATCCCTCAATGAACGGAGAAAATTTATAGCATCACGGGCACCATTGACGCCACGATTGAACATCTCATCTTCTATATGTTCAAGGTGAACATTTTTGCCTTCTTTGGCCTCTGTTAGGAATTGTGTGAACTTCATTAGTATATCTTTATAAACGGTCCGTTAGTATCTCTAAATTCTTTTTTAGCACCATAATACAATGTTTTTATCCATTCATCCATCAAACCTTTCTTCTCAATTAGAGCCCAAGCATATGCCCAACGCATACAGGTTAGTTTAGATGAAAGGCGACCAGCTGCATATCGTGTAGATTGTTCTTCTCTAATACAATAATCCAATACTTGTTCAAAAGAACCTTTACTGATTTCTTTATTCTTGTAAATAACTTTCATATCACCAAAGTCAATATCTTTTTTGTTGACCTTGAATTTCTTTAGTTCTTTATAAAAATCAACCCAATATTTTTTTGTTGTTGCGTCCCACTTACCAACTTCTGGAATATGTGGGTCTTTACCTGCATTTACTGGTCTGATAATTCCTAATTTATTATAATTCTTTGCGAAGAAATCATCAATAGCATCAGCAGAAGCTTTACCAATCTTAGCACCAGCATCTTTTCCTGTTGGGGTCAAATCTGTTTGAACACCACCACGAGCAGTTGACATATTGAAATTTCTTGTTTGCCAATTCACAATAACATCACCAACCATAAATTGTCCAGCGATTTCGCCATTGTCCATTTCTGTTGGTGTTTTACTGTTTGTTCCAAAGTTAGCATAACATTTCAATGGGCCATTCAATGCAAATTCAATTTGCTTTTGCTTTCCTGCTTTACCCATATTAGATAATTCAAGGTCAGCCTTTTGTTTTGTTTTTGAAATTGCTTTCAAAGAAACTGGTAATAAATCTTTACTCTGAATCAACTCACGCATATACGCATTTAGTGAATATATGTTAGCCATTTCATCTTCACTTTGAGTAATTGAATCTATCTTACTTCTTATAACTCTTTCTTTGTTGGCTTTTACCATGTAGATATCAGCCGGGTCCCAATTGTCTTTTGTCTTTACACCACAACGAGATTTGGCAATATCTTCAATAAAAGCCATAAAGCCGTTTGATTCGTCACGGGAATAATTGTAACCTTTATTGTTTCCCAAATACAACTTCAGAGATGTTGCTTGTTTTTTATATGTTGATAACCATACTTCACGCAAAGCAGTATTCTTAGCCAGGTCTGGATAAACTTTGACAACCTCTGAAAACAATTCACTTTCAGATGGTACTTTGGAACTCTCAATATATTTTCTAAAATATACTTTTGACCCGTTTTCTTGTTTTGCTGTTTCTATTGCGTTACCAGCCATTCAATACTCCATGAAATTATTGGAGTATTTATCCTACCACAATCAACGGATAATGTCAATCTCTTTATCACCAGTCCAGACTTCCATTTCTGTTCTTAGACGGTTTTCTTGCTTCAGAGTGTCGTAACGATTAGACGCTTTCTTCTTCCACCAGTCAATAATATATGCAAAATCATGTTTATCATAGTTTTCACCACACTTATATTCTGTGGTCTTTCCAAGAACAACATCTTTATAATTGTCAATACCATAATTACAATAATAGTATCGTTTCTTTTCAGTTAGACTTTTAGCCTTCTCAATTGTGGCCATGAATTTATCATATTCTTCTTTATGAGGTTTCAATGCAGCCTTGGTCATAGAAATAATAGTATTACTAATCTTCAACTTACGAGAACTGGCATCAGCAGGAACAAATACACCAACGATACCTTCTACATAGTTTTTCAAATCTTCATATGGTTTGCCGTGCATCATTGGTAGAAAATCTGAATCGGTTGTACCACCAAATCTCAAAAATGGTTTCATACCATCATACTGTGATACAGACTTTGAAGAACCATACAGACTTGTTGTTTCAAATAGACACATATTCATATCGTATTTGTGGTCTAATTTATGGCGAATTTGATGTGAACAACAGATAGCGGCAAGTAATTTACCACCAAGGTAATTATACCCAAATGGTTGTGTAGGAACGATTACGAAACCCATGGCAGCAGAGTTGTTGAACGATTTGGTCGTTGCCGTTTCGTTTGTAATCACACAGCCTAGTAACTCATTACGAGGCTTCATCATAATCGTTGGAGACCCAATCCTGATGAATCCGACCCACTTCTGAGTATTCTTTTCTAAGATAGCCAAACGAATGTTACGGCCAGGTGAAGATAGATTATTATGAGAAGAAATGATATCAAGGTATAATTGCCATCTATCAGCAGGCAACTCATGTAATTCAAATTCCATATCATTTGGGTGCATACTGAAATCAGAAAACAAATCTTCTTCAGGTCCCATGCCAGGCAAAGCATTAGGTCTTTCTGCTAGTGAATTGAGTTTCTGCTCTCGCATATACTCATCAATACGATTGAAGTTACCAAAGTAATCTTCAAACACACCAGCAATATACACCGCTTGTTCTTTATTCAAACTCATAATGTAATTCTATTCAAAAATTTATACCGTTTCTTCAAAAACTTATTATACACTTTTTTATCAACATTGTCAAACAATTCACGGTATTTAGCCACAACAAAATCGGTATTTCTCAACCTATTCTCTATTGCCGCCTCAAGTGCGTAAGCATCAATCTCATCCGGGTCACCATAGTAATTCAACTCACGGTAATTATCTTTACTTTTCACTTCAATAGGACAACGGTAAACTGGCCCGTAAACATTACCTCTGGTGCGATATTGATAGCGATGGCGTTTTTCGTGGACATAAGTTGTAAACAATTCTTGTATGAAAACTTCAATGTCAACATGGTCAAAGAAAACCTTTTCACAATCTTTATTGAAATGAACATACAGAACAATGTCTTTATAATGTTCATCAGGTTCATAATGACCCCCAACTGTTAGGCCAGAATGGCAATCATCAACACGAAGAATTCTAACACTCACTTTTGGATTGCTAATCATTCTGCGAGCCCAATATATAATCTGACGTGGAGTTTTTTCACCAAAAAGTTTGTGAGCAAAGCTCCACATTTGTTGATATTGTTTTCTATATTTCATAGGTAATGTAGATATCCACCAATAATATATTTTGGTCCAGAAATTGGTTTATGTCCTGAATGTGGGTGTGTCCACATTGGAGGAAAAACAAGCATACGACCCGCTTGTGGTTTCACCATCAACTCAATACGACTATTACGATTTCTTTGGAAAGATGTTTCACCACCCTCAGCAACATCA